CTCCGTTTGTCTATACGGACACACAAACACGGTTTATGTGTCAGATAAGCTAAAAAGGATGCCCCATTGGACGTCGATGACAATCTGAGCCAATGGGCCACGCCTCGCCAGGCGCAAATCCTGGCAGCGATCAAGGAGCATGGCACGCAACGGGCCGCGGCAGAGGCTTTGGGCCTGTCGCACGGCACGGTGGGCGACTCCATGCGGGCGTTGAAGGCTCGGGCGGCACGACAAGGCTATGCGCCCGGTCATTGGACTGGCGGCGTAGCACCCGGGTACTTGACTGGCAAGGTTACGGTGGCCGTCAACGCCAAGACCGGCGAGGTTGAACGGTATTGGCAGAGGCAGCATCCTGAGGCGGACCAGATTGAAGTCGCCATGCGAGCCGCAGCTAAAGCAATGGCCGAATCGCTGCCGCGGGTGAAGGCGTCCAAGGTGCCGGAAGGCGTCGATGAATCGTTGTGCAACGTGTACACGATCACCGACGCGCATGTGGGCATGCTGGCAAATGGCAAGGAGACTCTGGACGCCGATTGGGATCTAAAGATCGCTGAGAGGACATTGACATCAGCCTTTTGCCACATGGTGAATGCTTCGCCCAAAGCGGCTGTGGGCGTGGTCGCTCAGTGCGGCGACTACCTGCATAGCGATGGCTCTGGCGGCCTTTTGCCGGTGACGCCTACACATGGCCATGTGGTCGACCAAGATGGCCGATTCTCCAAGATCGTGAGCGCCGCTATCCGTATTTTGCGGCGCATGATTGATTTCGCGCTAGAGAGGCACGAAAAGGTGGTTGTCCTTCTCGCGGAAGGCAATCACGACATGGCTTCGTCGGTGTGGCTTCGGGCGATGTTCGCTGCGCTCTACGAAAATGAGCCGCGCGTAGAGGTTATCCGGTCAGAACTGCCCTACTACGTTTATCAGCATGGAAAGACCATGCTGGCATTCCATCACGGGCACCTGAAGAAGAATTCCGATTTACCGCTGCTCTTTGCGAGCCTGTTCCCTCAGGTGTGGGGTGCAACCACAAAACGGTACTGCACTGTTGGACACCGGCACCACTTGGAGGAAAAGGAACACAGCGGCATGACCGTGATCCAGCATCCGACGCTTGCCGCTCGAGACGCTTACGCAGCTCGCGGCGGCTGGCTGTCGGAGCGATCGGCAACCGCAATCACGTATCACAACCGGTTTGGCCAAGTGGCGCGTAATACGGTAACGCCCGAGATGTTCGAGCAAGCCGCTTAACCCCCCTCCCCGCTGTCAGACCCCGGCTATTCAGCCGTCCCTGGGAAACCACGGTCTGGCCATCCGCAGCAATGCGGTGCGCCCGCTTGTCGGGCAATAATTCGTTTTACCTGAGAGCGAAACATCGATTGGGCGAGGTGACGAGTTTCGGTGAACTCTTCGCGGTAATGCCTGCTCAACCCAGGCCCTATGACCCCAAGCGGAATCCGCCGCTCTCACCTTTTACTGATGCGCCATGACCTACCCGAACGCTCAGAACAACGCTGCAGGCGCGGTGCCGGTCTATCTCGTATCGCAACCGGGTAATGGGCCTTGGCCGAACCGGCAGAGCAATGCGGCCGGCGCGATCCCGGTGGTGTTTGTGTCGCAGCCCGGCACGGGTCCATGGCCTAACGACCAATCGAAGGCTGCGGGAGCCATGCCTGTGCGTGTCGTGAGCGCCCCGGCAGGCAATGGGCCGTTTCCGAACGACCAAGGCAAGGACGGCGGCGCAATCCCGGTGTGGGATGCAACCGCGCTCGAGCCTCACGCAGCCGGTTATCCGAATGCGCAGAACAAGGCAGGCGGGGCTATTCCGGTTTGGCGAGTGAATTGAGAGAGAAGTCTCGGGCGCTCGCTCTGGCCAAAGTGAAAATTTGTGACGATGGCCAAGAAAAATCAGGAATCTTTCTCTCAGCGCCCTCGCCCACCAGAATCGCTGTTTGACGCCGAGAACTGGTTCAGGCGCTTCGTTCCCGCAGATGGCGTATCCGAATGGGTTCACGCGACGCTGTTTAGCGAGCATTCGCCGCTCTACAACGCTGATCACTTCCACCTGAAAGACGCCGACATAGAGTTTCTATGGGCGAATCAGGAGAACAGCCGACAGATGCGCCGCGTGGTCGGCCAGTGCGAGGAAGTCACGTTCCGCTGTGGGGCATGGCAGAAAGGCAGGCAAGAACAACAGATGTACGAATGGTTCGGGCGAGTGCCGGCGTATCTGATTACGCTTGACGCCTCCTACGCAGCGGAATGCACAGACATCGCCTGGTGCGCTCTGGTCGAACATGAGCTTTACCACATAGCTCACAAGGCTGATGAGTTCGGCGCCCCAGCCTTCACCAAGGAAGGCGCCCCGAAACTTGGCATCCGATCGCACGACGTCGAGGAATTCGTTGGCATCGTTCGCCGATATGGCATCGGCGCTGGCGAAACGGCCAAGCTAATCGAAGCGTCGCGCCGCGCCCCGGAAATCGGACAACTCAACATCGCGCAAGCTTGCGGAACATGCATCCTGCGGGTCGCTTAACCCTTTTACGATTCTTTTACCAAATTTCACATTATGGCAGCGCTGAAAGATGACGTTAAGGCGTTCATCGTGCGCGCCCTTGCCTGCTTTGACTCTCCGACCGATGTGTGCCGTCAGGTGAAAGAGGAGTTCGGCCTCGACGTGACGAAGCAGCAGGTCTCCGCGTACCACCCTGAGCGACGGGTCGGGAAGGACCTGAGCGAGAAGTGGCGCACGGTTTTCGCAGAGACGCGCAAGAAGTTTCTGGATGACGTTTCGACCATCCCCATCGCTAGCCAGGCTTACCGTCTCCGTGCGCTTAATCGCATGTTTGAACGCGTGTCGGGTACGGGCAATACCGCTCTGGCGGCCCAACTGATTGAGCAGGCGGCGAAGGAATCCGGGGGCGTCTTCACTAACCGTCGAGAGATGACTGGCGCAGGCGGCGCTCCACTGATCCCCCAAAAGAGCGCCCAGGAAATGACGGATGACGAACTCGCCGCCTACATTGCAGCAAGCGGCGCAAGAGCTGTGGATCCGCCGCAGAGCTAGAGAAGACGTACTTTCGTACGCTCAGGCCATTGAAATCCCCGGCAAACCTGCTGGCGAAGATCCTGACACGGAATTCTTCGAGCCCATCGAATCGACGATGGCGCAGCACCATCGACTGATTCTCGAGACGATGGAGCGGGTCAGCAAGACGCCGCACGGGCGGGCGATGTTCTTCATGCCGCCCGGCTCGGCGAAGTCGACTTATGCATCGGTTGTGTTTCCCTCGCGCTATCTGGGCGCGGAGAAGAACCGCAAGGTCATCCTGGCCAGCTACGGCGATGACCTCGCCCGAAAGATGGGCCGCCGCACGCGGTCGATCATCAAGCAGAAGCGGTTCAAGGGCATTTTCAATTGCGAGCTGACGGCTGAATCGTCGGCTGCGCAAGAGTTCTCGCTGACGAACGGTAGCGAATACATCGCGACTGGGATTCTGGGCGGCGTCACTGGCAACCGCGCCAACGGCATCATCATTGATGACCCGGTGAAAGGCCGCGAGCAAGCCGACTCCCCGACAATCCGCGACAAGACATGGGATGCGTATAACGACGACCTGAAGACCCGTCTGATTCCTGGCGGCTGGGTCGTCATCATCCAGACGCGCTGGCACGAAGACGACCTGGCCGGACGAATCCTTCCTGAAGACTGGAAGGGCGAAAGCGGCCCAATCATGTGCCGCGATGGCAATGTCTGGGAAGTCGTTTGCCTGCAAGCTCGCTGCGAAGTCCAGAACGACCCGCTTGGCCGGAAGATCGGTGAATACCTGTGGCCCGAGTGGTTCACCGAAAAGCACTGGGCTCAGTTTCAGGCGAATGTCCGTACGTGGACGTCGCTGTATCAGCAGTTGCCGAGGCCGCTTGACGGGACATTGTTCAAAGTCTCGTCCATGCTGGTTGACGGCAATCCTGTTGCGATGCCGAAGCAGTGCGACTACGTATTCGCCATTCTGGACAGCGCGCTCAAAGCCGGTGACAAGAACGACGGCACAGGCGTTACCTACTTCGCCCGTAACCGGTACGTTGGCCATCCACTGCTGATTCTCGATTGGGATATCACGCAGATCGAATCGGATTTGCTGACCGAATGGTTTCCGACCGTCATGGAACGCCTGGTTGCTCTCGCTCGAGAGTGCGGCGCACGCATGGGCAGCGCTGGTTCGTTCGTTGAAGACAAGGGATCGGGTATCACCCTGCTCCAGCGCGCCACCCGCAGCGGATGGCCGGCAACAGCTATCGATAGCAAATTGACCTCGCTCAGTAAGGACGCCCGCGGTACCGGCGTATCTGATTTCGTTGAAAGCGGCATGGTCAAGATTTGCGAGCCCGCATACAACAAGGTCGTTGAATACAAGCAGCGTACGCAAAACCACTTCCTGAGCCAGTTCTTCGGATACCGGCTCGGCGTTCCCAATCAGGCAGATGACCTCTACGACACCGGGGTCTACGGCATAGCAATTGGCCTCGGAGACTCTGACGGCCTATAAACATCACCCACATGGCAGACATCACTATCCAAGGTTCGAACGTATCGTCGAATCTGATGAGCCTGCTTATGTCGGATGACATCACGCCAGGCGATTCACCCAGCTACGAGTTGTGCAAGCAGATTTACGCGTATCACCCGCTTGGCTCAAAGATCGTCGACCAGCCTATCAAGATTGCGATGAGCCAACCGCGCAAGATCGCGGTGCCAGTGGTCGGCGAGGAGATGATCACCGACGCGTTTAATCGTAAATGGGTTGAGCGCAATGTTGATGCGAACATTGCGAACACCTGGCGGCTCGGGAAGATTTACGGCGCATCCGCCATCGTGTACGGCGCGAAGGACAAGGATACAAAGTCCCCCATCGCCCCCGAAGATCTGGCGAAGCTCGAGGCCGACCTGTATTTCAATGCACTTGACCCGCTGAACACAGCCGGCTCGCTGGTGCTGAATCAAGACCCGAATGCACCTGACTTCCAGAAGCCTACTGTTGTTACCGCTGCAGGGCAAACCTATCATCCGTCGCGCGCGCTTGTCTTCTTCAACGAGGCGCCGCTGTATATCGAATACACGAACTCGGCGTACGGTTACACGGGCCGCTCGGTTTATCAGCGCGCCCTCTTCCCGCTGAAGTCGTATATCCAGACGCTCATCGCGGACGATATGGTCGCCCGCAAGGTTGGCGTGATCGTCGCCAAGATGAAACCGGCCGGGTCAATCGCCGATCGTGCGATGGCGATGCTGCAGGGCATCAAGCGCAACGTCGTCAAGGAAGCGCAGACCAACAACGTCATCAACATCACGCCAGAAGAGGAGATTGAGACGCTAAATCTGCTGAATGCCGATGGCGCGCTGACGACCGCCCGCAAGAACATCCTCGAAAACATCGCAGCGGCGGTTCCTCAGCCGGCGAAGATGCTCAACTCCGAGTCATACGCTGAAGGGTTTGGCGAAGGCACAGAGGACGCGAAAGAGGTTGTGCGGTACATCAACCATGAGCGCCAGACGGTCAAGCCGCTGTACGACTTCTTCGACAACATCGTCATGCGGCTGGCGTGGAGCGAGGAATTCTACAAGACGGTTCAGGAGCAGATTCCAGAGTACAAGAACGTCGATTACAAAACTGCGTTCTATCAGTGGAAAAACGCTTTTGAAGCGACGTGGCCAAATCTGCTGGAAGAGCCCGAATCAAAACTCGTCGAGGTTGAAAAGGTCAAGTTCGAGGCGATCACTGGCTTGCTTGAGGTTCTGATGCCGCAGGCGGACCCGGAAAATAAGGCGAAGCTCATCGAGTGGGCAGAGAACAATCTCAACGAGTCCAAGCACCTATTCGCAAGCCCGCTGATGCTCGACTACGACGCCTTGGCTAATTACGAGCCACCCCAGCTCCCGCAAGAGCCGAGCGAACCCCGACCGCACGCAATCTGATGGCCTCGCAAAACTTCTACCAGGTGGTCAGCGAGGCGATCCGCCACTTCGAACAGAACGGCTTTACTTCTGCCGAAGACCTGGCCATGTGGACGGAAAAAATCCGCAAGGCTGCGATTGATTCGCTGACGCCTGAATCGGTGCTCAATGACACGTTGACCCGGACGCTTGGCGGCATCTATAAGCGGCTGGTAGATGACGGTCAGCTAATCAAGGCCAATCCTGGCATCCCGAAGTACACGGTCGAACGCCTGAAACCCAAGCTTCGCACTGAACTCGATCGGCGCATGGCGGTGTCGCGCAGCCTGATCAAGTTGAACCGCGAGCAGTCAGTGCAGAAGGTGACGCAGCGCTTCGCTGGATGGGCATCGTCCATTCCTGCGGGCGGCTCTCGCGCGGTCGACGTCAAGGACACGAAGGACCATATCCGTAAGGCGCTGACATCGCTGTCGTTCGAAGACCGGCGCGTTGCCATTGACCAATCGCACAAGTTCGTCGCGTCGCTGAATGAAATCGTGGCCGTCGACGGCGGCGCGATTGCGATGCGCTGGAATTCGCAGTGGCGCCGGCCGGGCTATCAATACCGCAAGGATCACAAGGAACGCGACCAGAAAGTCTATCTGCTCCGCTCAAGTTGGGCGAAAGACAAAGGTCTCGTCAAGCCCGGTCCTGATGGCTACTACGACGACATCACAAAGGTGGGCGAGGAAGTGTATTGCTCATGCTTCGCAACGTGGCTGTACAACCTGCGCGACCTACCCGACGACATGATTACCCAGAAAGGCAAGGACGAACTTGCGGCGGTACGCGCGAAGATCGCGGCGATGAGGGCTTGATATGCCATTAGAAGAAGGTTCGAGCCGCGAGGCAATCAGCAAGAACATCGCGACGGAACGCGAGGCGGGAAAGCCTGAGCGGCAAGCCGTCGCGATCGCCATGCATGAAGCCGGCAAGAGCAAAGCCGACGACTTCAACGAATCGGACCATCCGCGCGACGCTGATGGAAAGTTCGGTTCTGGCGGTGGATCAAGCGGGAAGCTGACCTCCGACGAAAAATCTGCTCTCTCGTCTTACTCGGGCGACGACTTCCTGCGCATCAATAAGGAACTGCGCGAAGGGAGCACCAAAGACCCAAGCGTAAAGCGCCTTGATAGTGCGATTAGCAAGAGCCCGATAGAAAGCGGTACGACGCTATATCGCGGCATGTCTCGCGAGGCCGCAAAGAAGTTGTTCCCGGATGGCAACATCACGAAGGGAATGACGATTTCCGATCCCGCCTTCGCATCGACGTCCAAGTCATCGGGCGTCGCAAAGATGATCGGGATGGGCGGCGTGGTCCTGAAGATCGAGACGGGCGACAACGCCACCGGCATCGACATGTCGAGCCATTCGCGCAACGAGCACGAGAAAGAGGTTTTGTTGCCGCGCGATGCCAAGATGAAAGTGGTGGGTGTGACTGCTCCGAAGTCTCCGACCGACCCGGTTGTCGTGCGCGTGCAATACGGCGAACACAACGCCAAGGCCGATTCGGCTGATGACTCGGATGCATATAGCCTTGGCGATAAGGTCAAGGCAGCGGGCACTTTGGTGGTAGCGGACGGGAAAGTATTGTTCCTGCGCCGCGGCAACGGTGGCGATCATCCGGGCGAATACGCATTTCCCGGCGGCCACATCGAAGCCGGCGAGACGCCCGAAGACGCCGCCCGGCGCGAGACAGCAGAAGAAACCGGATACGAACCCCACAAGCTCATTGAGTTGGGCAAGTCCGATGACGGCTCGGTCGAATTCACCACGTTCTACAATGAATCCCGGCCGTTCGACGTCGCACTGAGCGATGAAAGTACAGAATTTCTGTGGTCGCCGCTCGGATCGTGGCCGGAACCGCTGCATCCCGGTTGCCGCTTCGTGCTGGAGTCCGACGCGTTCAAAGCGGTCCGCAAGGCGCACATGACCGAGACGGACCTCGCGCGTGCGATGGTCGCGGGCGATTATTCGTCGCCGCAGTTCTTCGTGAACATGTGGATGTTCGATATCCGCATCACGGGCACGGGCACATCGTACCGATCCAAGGACGAGGAGTACGTCTACCGGCCACCAGAGGAATATCTGAACGATGAGTTCCTGGCGCGCTGCAACGGCCTGCCGGTCATCGTTGACCACCCTGAAAACGCCAACCTGAATTCGGAAGAATTCAAGAAACGCGCTGTCGGCTCGGTCATGTTGCCCTACATCAAGGGCGACGAAGTCTGGGCAATCGTTCGCATCTACGACGAAGCAACCGCGACCCTGATGTCGCAAGAGCAGCTATCCACCTCGCCTAACGTCGTATTCCGCAATCCGAAGTTGGAAAACACCGTCGTAACCCTCGACAACGGTGAGAAAGGTCTTATTGAGGGAAACCCAAAACTGCTCGACCACATCGCAATCTGCGAGGTTGGCGTGTGGGACAAGGGCGGTCCGCCTGTTGGCGTATCTACCACTAACGTTCAGGAACCTGAGATGACTGAAGAAGAGCGTAAGGCCAAGGCGGACGCCGAGGCGAAGGAAGCACTCGAAGCGAAAGCCAAGGCTGACGCTGAGGAAAAGGCTAAAGCTGATGCCGAAGAAGAAAAGGCTAAGGCCGATTCCGACAAATGGGACAAGCTGATGTCGGCTGTCGATTCGATCGCGAAGCGCATGGATTCGATGGAAGGCAAGAAGGCCGATGCGATGCCCGCCGAAGAACTGAATGTCGCCGACAAGGCGAAGGCTGACGCAGAAGCCAAGGAAAAGGAAGAGGCTGAGGCGAAGGCCAAAGCGGATGCGGAGAAGGAAGAAGAAGCGAAGGCCGACGCCGAAAAGAGCGCCCTGCTCGATCGCGTTTCGCAACTCGAGAAGTTGCTGGTGCAAACCGCTTCTCTTACTCCGAAGCCCCTGAGCGATG